AGATGGACTTCTCCCGATCGGCCAGCGTCCAGTCGCGGTCGTCGTCCGGCAGCCCGTGGACGCGCGTGTTGGCAGCGTGATCGAGGATCAGCGCGTGCTGCTTGCCGGGGAAGGTGCGCAGCGCGCGGCCGACCTGCTGGAGGTACAGCGCCAGAGACTTTGTCGGACGCAGCAGGATCGCGGCCTCGATCGCCGGCAGGTCGAACCCCTCGCCGAACAGGTCCACGTTGCACAAGACCTGAATGTGCCCCTCGCGAAACGCCTGGAGCGCGGCGCGGCGCTCCTCGCGCGGCGTCGAGCCGTCGAGGTGATGGGCGACGTAGCCCGCGGCGCGGAACTGGGCGGCGACCTGCTGCGAGTGCTTGACGCTGACGCAGAAGGCGACCGCGCGCTTGCCGCTGGCCAGCCGCCGGTAGTGGCTGATCGCGTCGCCGACGATCGCCGACTTGCCCATCAGCTCGGCCAGCTCGTCCTGGACGTAGTCGCCCATGCGGGTCTTGAGCCCGTGAAGGTCCGGGCTCGAGGGCGCGAACGCGCGGTAGGGGGAGAGGTAGCCCTGCTCGATGAGCCACGCGACAGACGGGCCGCGGACCATGCGCTGGAAATGAGCGCCCAGCCCGGTGCCGTCGAGGCGCCACGGCGTCGCCGTCAACCCGACGTGCTTGGCCTCGGGGCACGCCGCCATTACCCGCGACCAGCCGGCGGCGGCGACATGGTGGCACTCGTCCCAGACGCAGAGCGCCGGGCGCTGGACTTTGTCGAGGCGGTTCTTGAGGGTGTCGATGCTGGCGATCTGAACGGGCGCCAGCGGGTCCGCCTTTGTGCCGGCGGCGATGATGCCGTAGGCGATGCCGACCTGCCGGAACGTCGTCGCGGCCTGCTCGACCAGCTCCGCGCGATGGCAGATGAACCAGCTCCGGTGCCCGCGCGACGCGGCGGTCCCAAGCATGTTTGCGGTCAATGCGGTTTTTCCGGCGCCGGTCGGGGCCTGGATCAGGACCGAGCCGACCTGGCGCAACTGCTCGCGCGCGCGGTCGATGATCTCGGCCTGGTAGGGGCGAAGGGCGAAGGTCATGCGTCACCGTTGCAGATGCAGTCGGCGATCCGATCCTCGTCCGCGAAAAAATCGGCTTGCGCCTCGACGTTGCGCTCGATCTCTGAATAGGGGGGCCAGTCCTTCCGCCAGCGAGCGCCGGTAATGCGCTCCTGCTCGATCCACCAGTCGGCCAATCCAGGCATGTCCCGCATGATGGCGCGCACGGTGGCGATCGGTTTTAAAAAGCAGAGCGTGCAGTTCCCGTATGGCGTGCGACCGTTGACCGCCGGGAGCTCAAGGTCGAAGTTCTGCCTCGCCCAAAACGCGGCCACGTCGCGCTTTGTGATCCCGGCGTCGGCGAGCGGGCACAGAACATCTCGCGTGGTTTCCTTGGAATCGGTGATGCGCGCGACGCGGTGCATCTCATCGGCGCGCAGGCCGATCGCTTCGTCCCAATGGTCCCAGCCCAACGTCGACCTTATCATCCGGTGCATGGAGCGGATCTTGAGGTCGGCGGTGCAGAACCTGGCGACGACGTTGGGCAGCATCTTCTTGCGCTGGATCAGCGCCGCGAACGGCTCGCCTGCGCGGCTGGCCGTCTCGTAACTGACGGTCCTCCACCGCTGGGCGACGTCGTCGTGGTCGGCGTACTCAACCCATGTGATCGGCACGTCCCACCGCTCGGCGCAGTCGCGCACGAAATTGAGCGTCTGCGGCATCTCCATGCCTGTGTTCGCAAAGGCCACCATCACGTCCGGCGGCAGCTTTCCGCCGTGCGCCTGCACGATCCTCCAGAGCATGTACGCGGACGTCCGCCCGCCAGAAAACGAGACGAGCGCCGGGCCAGAGATCAGGAACGGGTTGCTGGTCATGGCCCGCCCCACAGCGCCAGCGCCGCGGCGATCAGCAGCGACCAGCCAATGCCGGACGCCGCCAGCGCGATCGCCAGACCGATCAGAGGGTCGGAGTCGCGCGGGGTCATTGGCCGGCCTCGCAATCCGCATAGGCCCGAATTACTTCGGCCGCGATTTGCGGGACGATTGCGTTGCCGTAGGCGCGAAGGCGTCCCACTCTGCCGGGTATCCCATGAGCCAGCAGGGGAAGGCCGGGTTGAGCGCGCCGCGCTTTTCCGTCTGCCCCGGTGAGCCAGACGTGGTCGGACCAGAAGGTGCCGTTGCGTGTTTGCGGGTCGACAGGTGCGCTGCGTCCGTCAGCGTCGTGCCGCTGTGTCCGGTCAGCGTTTCCCGGCGCTGGTTCGTCGCGGCGCGCGGGCGTCCATCGTTCATGTAGCCGTGCCGCCTCGATCCCGCTGCGTCCATGCGCGTCGGCGTCGGCCATGGCGTGTGTGCGGCCATGCCCGGCAGCCGATCCAGCCCCTGAGACGGCCCGCCCTTCGGCCCGTCCTGCGCGCAGGGCGTCGGCCACGGCGACCCAGTAGAGCCGCGACCTGATGTGGGGGGCGTCCACGGAGCAAGCCGGGATATCGACGCCCCGGCTGGCGTAACCTTCGCTCGCCAGATCAGCGACAACTCCGTCGAGCCAACCATAGCCAGCCGATCCCGCAACCTGCTCTCCCATGACGACAGGGGGCCGGCAGGCACGGATGAGGCGAAAGAAGTGGGGCCACAGATGCCGCGGGTCGTCGACACCGGCTCCCTTGCCGGCGACCGAGAACGGCTGGCAGGGGCAGCTCCCGGTCCAGATGGGCCGGTCGTCGGGCCAGCCGGCGAGGCGGGCGGCATGGGGCCAGCCCCCGAGGCCGGCGAAGAAATGGCACTGGGTGAACCCGCGCAAGTCATCAGGTCCAACATCGACAATTGAACGGGTGTCGACTTCGCCTGGCGCGATGTGCCCGGCCTCGATGAGGTTGCGGAGCCATTGGGCAGCATAGGGGTCGATCTCGTTGTAGTAGGAGGCCATCAAAACAGCGCCTCCTGCGCCGGGGCAGGGGCGGGGCGGTTGGGGCGATGCGCGCCGCAGTACCAGCGCCCGAGGCGCCGATATCCTTCCTCGCGCTTGCCGTCGAGGATCAGGCCGACCCCCTTTGTGGGGTGGCAATCGAACCCGAACGGGGCAGGGGCCGTGCAGCCCTGCTCCTCGCAGGTCTTGTGCCAGAACACCGCGCCGGTCGCGCGCGAGCGCGTGAGCTGCACCGGCATCACACGACCAAATCGGAGTGGCGCAGCGGGATGCGCCGCGCCGACGCCTCCTCGAGCAGCCGGCGGTGATGCTGCGACGGCACGCTCGTCCAGCGCGCGACGGTGGATTTGTCGCGGCCGACGATTCGCGCGACCTCGGCCTGGCTGCCGAACAGCGCCGCCAGCCGGTCCAGAACCGGCGACCGCTTGGGGTTTTCGTCCATGTCGATTCTCCGCGTTGAGATTCGACCGCATCATGCCCTAGCGGTTGGGAATAAGGCAACGCCTACGTTGCGAACGCCGCGCGTTTCAAGCCCCTGGGGTTGGCTTTTCTGCAACGTCTGATAGAGTGAGGCCGTGTAACTTTTCAGAAAACCCCTTGGATTCTCGACCCATGAACGCACAATGGTTCCAGGCGCGTCTCAAGGACCAGAACAAGTCGCAGCGCGCCCTTGCGCAGGTGTTGGGAATTGACCCTGCGCAGGTGACCAACATGTTCAAGGGGCGCAGGCGCATGCAATTAAACGACGCATCTCTCATTGCGGGCTTCCTCAACGTGCCGGTCGAGGAAGTCCTCCGGCAGGCCGGGCTGCCCGTATCGACCGCGGGCCGCCGGGTGCGGCTCGCCGGCACGATGGACGAACACGGCGAGATCCTCCTGTCTGATCGTCCCGAGGCTGACGTCGACGCTCCGGCCTCCGCGCCGGAAGGCACGGTCGCCGTGCGCGCGACCTCGTCGGCGCAGCTCATGCGCCACGCGCTGGTGTTCTTCCGCCCTTCTGTCGGCGTCGATCCCGCAGCGATCGGGCGCCTGGCGATCTGCCGGATCGGTGAAGGGCCGTGGCTCCTGCGGTCGGTTACGCCGGGCGTCGAGCCGGGAACCTACGACCTCGCCGCGCCGGCCGGAGACATTGTCGGGGCGACGCTCTCGGCCGCCGTGCCGGTGCTCTGGATCAGGCCCTAAAAGGCGAACGCCGGCGCGATGTTCTGCGCCGGCGCCCGTACCAGGGAGGATGCACTCGCGCGGGTGCCCGCCCGCGCCCGAGCATCATATGGGGATCTCGTCGTCGTCGGGCCTCTTTTTTGCGGCGACGGCCTCCCCGTCGTCGTCCGCCGGCATCTCGACCAGCGACCATGGGATCAGCGTCGCGCGGCTCTTGAGCCCCGCGTGGAAGTGGGTGACGTCCAGCTTCTGCGCCCCATCCAGCTCGCGCAGCGGGCGGCTCCAGTCGCTCTCCCACTGGGTCCCTTTCAGAACCTCGCGCCCGAGCCGGCCGGCGCTCGACGCGATGACGACGCCTTCCTTCCATGCGCGCAGCCCGAGCGGGCCTAGCGCGTCCTTGGCGTCAGACTGGTCGATGCCGATCCGGTCCCAGACGCCGCCGCGGGCGGACCCCAGCAGCAGCGCGATCGTCACCGACTTGGTGGCACCGCGTGACGTGACCAGCAGCCGGTGGGCCATGATCCGCTCGAGCAGGCGCTCCTTGTCGGCCCGCGCGGCCAGCCCGGCGTGCTCCGTCCAGTTGTAGCGGCGGACGAACTCCACCGCCTCGTCGAACGTGATCCGGCGCGTCGTGTGCAGGCTGACGTAGCCCGCGATCAGCGAGCCGATCTGGTCGGCCGCGCGCCGGTCGCGCAGCTCCTGCGCCGCCGCGTCGACGCAGGTGTCGATGTTGGCCAGAAGCGCGTCGATGTTGGCCCAGGTGCGAAGGAACAGGCGGCTCGCCATGTCGCCGCCCAGCAGCGCCCGGACGTCGCGCATCAAAGCCTTGTAGTCGGCGTTCGCCGCCGCGTCCGTGCGCTTTCTCAGAACCAGCTTCGTGATGCGGGTCTCGTCAGCGTGCTGCTTGATGCTGTGCTCGATCGACGAAAAGCAGAACGCCGACCGCACCGTGAACCGTATCGCCTGGCCGCTCGTTGTCCCTTTCGACACCGTCGCCCCGGACGACGCCAGCCGGGCGAGGTCGAGGATGCCCGTCATGCGGAGCTGCGCGCGCTCCGTCTCGGCCTCGGCCTCGTCGAGTACGACCGGCAGCGCGTCGGAGCCCAGCGTCTGCCTGATGCCGGCCTCGGTGGTCGAGCCCTCGAACCGCTGACCGAACGGGGCCAGCATGCGCCAGACGACGTCGAGCAGCACGGTCGTCTTGCCGGACCCGGCGCCGCCCGTGATCCAGATATGGGGCCGCCAGTTGAACGCACCGCAGAACGGCGCGATCGCGATCCAGCCGGCCAGCGCGACGGCCGATAGCGGGTTCTCCCAGCTCAGCCGCGCGCAGATGTCGGCCAGCGCCTTCGCGTCGGCGGCGGTCGCCGGCTCGGCGTCGAGCGCGAGGCCCTTCATCGGCCGGGTCGCGGGGTAGATGTGGTCGGTCGACACGGACCACAGGTCGAGGCGCTCCTCGCCGCGCAGCGCCTGCTGGCCGAGGTGGTAGACCGGCCCGCCGTCCTCGAGCCATGCGCCTCGCCCGCGCATGCGGTCAGGCCACCAGGTGCCCTTCCTATGGGCCTCGTTCATCAGCGCGTTGGCCGCGGCGAGCTCGCCGGCCTTCCCGTCGCCGAACTCGGTCTCGAGGTAGTGGAGGGGCGCGAGCTGGATCAGGCTCTTCCATGTGTGCGCGGACGGCGTCAGCGCCACGACCTGTTTCGTGCCCGCCGGCAGGTAGTAATAGCTGCCCTCGTCGTGGCCCAGCACGCGGAACGGACGGCCCTCCGGCGCCTGCGCCTCGGGCTCCTGGGGCGGCGTCCACGGCTCGGCCGGCTCGGCGTCCGGCTCCTCGTCGCGGGGCGGCTTCGGGTCGGTGGGCGGGGTCGTCGAGGACCGCAGCCACGCGATCGTGCGCTCCCGGTCCCAGCCCTCGGCCTCGGCGTCGGCCGCGTCCCAGCCCTTGGCGACGCCTTCGGGCGGGCGGGCGACCTTGACCGTGCAGCCGATCGCCTCGAGGCGCTGGGCGATGTCGGCGGCGGCCTCGAGGCCCGCGTCGTCCGCGTCCGGCCAGATCACGACGCTGCGGCCGCTGAGCGGGAACCAATCGGCATGTTTCGTCCCCTGCGTCCCGCCGGGCCACGTCACGCAGGCCAGCGGCACCAGGCGCGCGGCGGCGTCGGCGGCCTTCTCGCCCTCGACCAGCAGCACCTGGCCGGCCTTCATGCGCGACCAGTAGAGCGGGCGCGGCCGGTCGAAGGGCACGACGGCCCATGTCTCGCGGCCATCCGCCAAACGAACCCATCGCAGCGTCGGCGTGACCTTCTTCCCGTCGTCAAACTCGACGCGCACGACGTAGCCGATCAGCTCGCCGGCGGCGTCGCGGTAGGGGAACACCATGCTCGGCCGCATGCGCCAGACCCGCTCCTTGCGCGGATTCCAGGCCTCGATCTCGACGCCCGGCCGGAACATCTCATGGCTGTCGGGGATCTCGGCCGGCTCGATACCGGCATAGGGGTCATAGGCGGCCTCGGGCGCCGCGGACGGTGCGGACGCTGCGGACGGCGTCCACTCCCCGTCCAGCAACTTGACGGCGTCCTTGATCGAGACGCCTTCAGTGCGGGCGACGAAGTCGACGACGTCGCCATGTTCCCCGCACCCGTAACAGTGGAAAAACCCCTTCGCCGCGGACACGGTGAAGGAGGGCGTCTTCTCGTCGTGGAAGGGGCACAACCCCTTGAACTCGCCCTTGCCGGCACGGCGCAGGGTCACGCGGCGGGCGATGACGGTGGCGATCGGGTGGCGCTGGGCGAGCGCGTCGAAGTTAATTTCGTGCATTGGTCCTCCGGTGGGCAGGGTGTCCAGGATGCCAAAGCGTTGGGAAAAACGCAAGCCCAGGGTTACACGTTACGGGCCGGTAACTTGCAAGCCATTGAAAACAAACGAAAGTGACGGGTTACGCTTTTTCCCCCCTATACATACATATATAGACACATAGTGTGCGTGCGTAAGACATACACAGACATACACTGTATTATATATATATATATGTTACTTATGTAACTATCTATCTATCTGGAGGGCAAGCCATTGGACGACAACGAAAATCGCCGGTTACGAAATCCAGTAACGAAGCGTAACGGGCGAAACCGCTTGCCGGGCGCCGAGGGCGTTGGCAAAATGCCAAGCATGACCGAACCAACCAACTCGCGCTCTGGTAGCAGGGCGCATCTCTTCCAGAAGGGCAGATCAGGCAACCCGTCCGGCCGGCCCAAGGACGCCTACGGCCTCGGCCAGATGTGCCGCAAGCTCGGCCCCAAGGCGGTCGACGTGCTGACCCAGCTCATGCTGGACGAGGCGCAGGCCGGGAAGGTCCGCGTCGCCGCGGCGCAGGCGCTGCTCGATCGCGGCTTCGGCCGGCCCGTGCAGGGCCATGAGATCTCCGGGCAGGCGGGCGGCGCGATCACCCTCCAGGTCGTGACCGGCGTGCCGCGCGCTCCCGACGATCCCGCATGACGGGCCAGCAGGTCGTCATCGACACGGGCTACCGCCCGCACAAGTTCCAGCGCGAGGCGCACCTGGCGCTCCGGCGGTTCTCGGTGCTGTGCTGCCATCGCCGCTGGGGCAAGACCTACATGGCGGTCAACGTGCTGGTCGACGCCGCCGTGCGCACGCGCAAGGCGAACGCGCGCTTCGGCTACGTCGCCCCGTTCCTGAAGCAGGCCAAGCAGGTCGCGTGGGACTACCTGCGCCGGTTCGCGCTCAAGGTGCCGGGGACCAAGCCCAACGAGAGCGAGCTGGCGATCGACTTCCCGAACGGCGCGCGCATCCGGCTCTACGGCTCGGACAACGGCGAGGCTATGCGCGGGCTGTATTTCGATGGCGTCGTCATCGACGAGGTGGCGGACTGCCGGCCCGAGACGTGGCCCGAGATCATCCGGCCCGCGCTGGCCGACCGCATCGGCTGGGCGGTGTTCATCGGCACGCCCAAGGGCATGAACCAGTTCTACGACCTGTTCGTCGCGGCCCGCGACGGGTTCAAGCGCGACGACGGCGAGCTGGTGCGCGACGCGGACTGGGCGTCGATCATGTTTCGCGCGGACGAGACCGACCTGATCGACGCGCGCGAGCTCGAGGCCTCGCGCACGATCATGTCGGATGCCCAGTACCGGCAGGAGTGGCTCTGCGACTTCTCGGCCGCGTCCGACAACGCGCTTATCACGATCGACCTGGTGTCGGCGGCGGCGCACCGCCGGCCGATCGAACGCGACCTGATCGGGATGCCGCGCATCCTCGGCGTCGACGTCGCCCGCTTCGGCGACGACCGGAGCGTGATCGCCAAGCGGCAGGGGCTGGTCGCGTTCGCGCCGCAGGTGCTGCGCGACGTGGACAACATGACGCTGGCCGGGCTGGTCGCGCGCGAGGCGGTGGCGTGGCAGGCGACGGCGATCTTCATTGACGCGGGCCGCGGCGAAGGCGTGATCGACCGGCTGCGCCAGCTCGGCTTCGACGTGACCGAGGTCAATTTCGGGGCGCGGCCGGCGAACCCGCGCTACGTCAACAAGCGCGCCGAGATGTGGGACGACATGCGGGAATGGCTGGCAGCCGGCGGCTGCATCCCGAACGACCCTGAGCTCAAGACCGACCTGTGCGTGCCGACCTACTCGTTCGATCAGGCCAACCGCTTCAAGCTCGAGACCAAGGACGAAATCAAGGAGCGCGGGCAACGCTCGCCCGACCTTGCCGACGCGCTGGCTCTGACCTTCGCGCACCCCGTCGCGATGACCGAGGTCTACCTGCCGGGCGAGGCGGCTGAGCGCCGCGCGCCGGTCGCCAAGGGCGCCGACTACAACCCGTTCGCGTTGTAGAAAAGCCAACCCTTTGAAGACATTGCGATAATCCCAAGGCGGGGTTATCATCCGGCCATGTGCTCGAGCCCCAAGGCCCCGCCGCCCCCGCCCGTACCCCCGCCGCCGCCCGAGGCGCCGCGCGCCGTGGACGAGGCCGTGATGCGCGCACGCTCCGACGAGCGGCGGCGCCAGCGCGCCATGCAGGGCTACGGCTCGACGATGCTCGGCGGCGCTGCTGCCGCGCCGGCCATGACCGCCGGCAAGACGCTGCTCGGTCAGTGATGGCCACGACGTCCGGCACGCCCAAGCGCCAGTTCGAGCGGCGCCTGTCTGCGTTGCGGGACGAGCGCGCCCAGTGGCTTGCGCACTGGACGGACCTGTCGGAGCTGATCGTGCCTCGCCGCGGGCGCTTCCTGAGAAACCAGTCGGACGACGCGAACAAGGGCGACAAGCGCAACGGCAAGATTATCGACCCGACCGGCACGCTCGCCGCGCGGACGCTGGCCTCCGGCATGATGGCGGGGATCACCTCGCCGGCCCGCCCGTGGTTCAAGTTGCAGACGCCGGACCTCGAGATGATGGACTACGGACCGGTGCGGTCGTGGCTCGACCAGGTGCAGAACCGGCTGATGACCGTGTTCGCGCGGTCGAACCTCTACAACGTCCTGCCCGTCGTCTACGAAGAGCTCGGCGTGTTCGGAACGGGCGCGATGGTCCTCCTCGAGGACGACGAGGATATCATCCGCTGCTACCCGCTGACGGTCGGCGAATACATGGTCGCGAACTCCCCGCGCCTGGTGGTCGACACGCTCTATCGCGAGCTCCAGCTCACGGTCGGCCAGCTCGTCTCCGAGTACGGGCTCGACCGCGTCACGGCCAGCACGCGCCAGATGCACGAGACCGGCGCGGTCGATCGCTGGGTGAACGTCGTGCATGTCATCGAGCCCAACGACCAGCGCCTGGCCAACACGCCGGGGGCGCGCGGCATGCGCTGGCGGTCGGTCCACTACGAGGCCGGGTGCGGCGACGACGAGTATCTGCGGGTCAGCGGTTTCGAGGAGTTCCCGGCGATGGTGCCGCGCTGGCACGTCACCGGCACCGACGTCTACGGTCGCTCGCCCGGCATGGAGGCGCTGCCGGACATTCGCCAGCTCCAGGTGATGGCGAAGCGCAAGGGTCAGGCCATCGACAAGATGGTCAATCCGCCCATGATCGCCCCCAGCTCGCTGCGTCAGCAGGCGGCGTCGATCCTTCCGGGTGCGATCACCTATGTCGACATGGCCGCGGCCTCCGGCGGCCAGCCCGCGTTTCGGCCGGCCTACGAGGTCAACCCGCGCGTCGGCGAGCTGATGGCGGACATTCAGGCCAAGCAGAACGACGTCAAGTCGGCGTTCTACGCGGACCTGTTCCTGATGCTGGCGAACAGCGACCGCCGTCAGATCACCGCGCGCGAGATCGACGAGCGGCATGAAGAGAAACTGCTGATGCTCGGCCCCGTGCTCGAGAGGTTGCACGACGAGCTGCTCGACCCGCTGATCGACCGCACGGTCGCGATCATGGCGCGCGGCCAGCTCCTGCCGCCGGCGCCGCCGGAGCTCCAGGGCGTCGAGCTGCGCGTCGAATACATCTCGATGCTGGCGCAGGCGCAGCGCGCGGTCGGCACGTCGTCGATCCGCGACTACGCCACCTTCGCGATCGGGCTCGCGGGCGCGAACCCCGACGTCCTCGACAAGGTCGACTTCGACAAGGCGGTCGACAACTACGGCATGATGATCGGCGTCCCGTCCGACCTGATTCGCACCGACGATCAGGTGGCCGAGATCCGCGCCCAGAAGGCGCGACAGGCGCAGCAGGCGCAGGCCATGCAGATGACCGCCGCCGCCGCCGACACGGCGCAGACGATGGCGAACACGCCGATCGGCGACCAGAACGGCCTCGAGCGCGTGCTGGCTGGCATGGGTGTTCCCGCATGAGCGCGCCCCGTCCCCGCCCCGCGCCGTTCAACGCCGGCGATCCGGCGGACGTCCGCGACCGCGAGACCGCGGCGCGGCGCGAGCGCAACAAGCAGCTCGACGACCTGCGCGACGTGCTGGCGACGCAGGCCGGTCGCCGCGTGATGTGGCGGCTCCTCGACCACTGCGGCGTGTTCCGCAGCACCTTCACCGGCCACGGCGGCCGGGACGCCTTCAACGAGGGCGCGCGCAACGTCGGGCTGTTCATCCTGACCGAGCTCACCGACGCCGACGCCGACGTGTTCGCCACCATGCTCAAGGAGAGCAAGACGAATGTCTGACCCGACCGCACAGGCTTCATCCGACGCGGGTGCCGGACAGGCTGCGACCGCTCAGGGCACGCAGGGCCGCGACGCGCCTGCTTCTGCCCTGTCGGCCGCTGCTGCTGCCCCATCCACGGCAGACGCTGGAAAACCCGACGCCGCCGGCGGCGCCGAGGCCAAGCCCGAGGGCAAGGCCGAGGCGAAGGCCGGAGCGCCGGAGAAGTACGAGCTCAAGGCCCCCGAGGGCATGGAGCTCGACGCCGCCGCGCTCGAGGCCGCTACCCCGATCTTCAAGGAGCTGGGGCTCAGCGGTGAGCAGGCGCAGAAGCTGGCCGACATTTACGCCGCCCAGATGGCGGCGGTCGTCCAGCGCCAGCGCGAGACGTGGACCCAGCAGCATGAAGGCTGGGTCTCGACCATGAAGGCCGACCCCGAGTTCGGCGGCGAGAAGTTCGCCGCCAGCATCGGCACGATTGCGAAGGCGATCGACGGTCTCATGGGTTCCGAGGCCAAGGCCTTCCGGGAGATGCTGGACCTGACGGGGGCGGGCAATCACCCCCAGATGGCGCGGCTTCTCTACCGCGTCGGAAAAGCCCTCGGCGAGGACGGCCTGGTGCGGGGCGATGCCGCCGCCCAGCCGCGATCCGCCGCCGAGATCCTCTACCCTGTGCGAAAGGACTAACCCGTGGCTACCATCGGAAACCTCAATCCGACTTACGTCGATTGGGCGAAGCGAACCGACCCGAGCGGCAAGATCGACACGATCGTCGAGCTGCTCTCCCAGACCAACGAGATCATGACCGACGCGACGGTGCTCGAGGCGAACGAGCGCACCGGCCACCGCACGACCGTGCGCACCGGCCTGCCGTCCGCGGCGTGGCGCATGCTCAACTACGGCGTGCCGAACAGCAAGTCGACGACCGCGCAGGTCACCGACACGATCGGCATGCTCGAGGCCTACGCCGAGATCGACAAGGATCTCGCGGAGCTGAACGGCAACTCGGCCGAGTTCCGGCTCACCGAGGACCGCGCGTTCATCGAGAGCATGAACCAGACGATGGCCTCGACCATCTTCTACGGCAACACGGCGACGAACCCCGAGCGGTTCCTCGGCCTGGCGCCGCGCTACTCGAGCCTGTCGGCGAACAACGGGTCGAACATCATCGACGGCGGCGGCACCGCGTCCGCGAACACGTCGATCTGGCTGGTGACGTGGAGCCCGAACACCTGCCACCTGCTGTTCCCCAAGGGTTCGCAGGCGGGGCTGTCGCACCGCGACCTCGGCGAGTGGACGCTCCAGGACGGCGCCGGCGGCCAGTATCAGGGCTACCGCACGCACTACCAGTGGAAGTGCGGCCTGACGCTGCGCGACTGGCGCTTCGCCGTTCGCATCTGCAACATCGACACGACGGCGAACGCCGGCGGCCTCCAGTCCTCGACGCCGCCGAACCTCATCCGCCTGATGGTCCGCGCCATGAACCGCATGCACGCGATGGGCATGGGGCGCACGGCGTTCTACGCCAACCGCACGGTCAAGACGTGGCTCGACATCCAGGCCATGGACAAGACCAACGTCCAGCTGCGCCTCGACGAGTTCGACGGCAAGCCCGTGACGGCGTTCCGGGGCATCCCGATCCGGCTGACGGACGCGCTGCTCAACACCGAAAGCCGCGTCGTCTGAGCCGGCTGAGAGGAGAGTAATCCCATGATCTTCGATCGTCAGAACCTGTTCACCGGCGCTTCGCTCGCCGGTCAGGCCGTCACGACCACGGCGGTTTCGACCGACGTGATCGACCTCACCATCAGCCGCGACATCGGCGTCGGCACCGAGATCGACATCTGGGCGCAGGTGGTCACCGCGTTCGCGGGCGGCACCTCGCTCCAAGTCGAGGTCCAGACGGCGACCGACGTGGCGTTCACCTCGCCGGTCACGCTGGCCAGTGGCCCGGTCGTCCTGACCGCGTCGCTGACCGCGGGCGCCGAGATCGCGCGCATCTCGGTCCCGACCGGCGTGCTGCGGGCGCTGCGCCTGCGGTTCGTCGTGTCCGGCACCATGACCGCCGGCGCCGTTGTCGCTGGGCTGGTCCTCGACCGGCAGGCCAACGTCCCCTACGCCCGCGGCTACTCCGTAGCCTGATCCCGAGAGGAGGTGATCCGTGGCCCGTTTCATCGTGCGTGAGCGGTCGTTCATCCACAACCGTCTGGTCGAGGCCGGCGAGGAGATCGACTACGACGGCGAGGCGTCCGCGAACCTCGAGCCCGTGGGCAAGCCTGTTCGGAGCCGGCAGCGTCCGGTTGCCGAGCCGGTCGAGCCCGAGGGCGACAAGGAGCTGATCTGACGGGCGGGGCGGCTCTTCGGGGCCGCCCCATCCCTCTTCAACGGAGACCGAGATGCCGACGCGAACCCCGACCATCACCCAGCCCGACGCTGACCGCCTGCCCGGCAACTGGGCGGTGATCCAGTGGACCGGCTTGCTGAACGGCGACGACGGAGCGCCGATCGACCTGGTGCCCTACGCCGACCGCTCTGTCCAGGTGACGGGCACGTTCGGCACGGGCGGCAACTGCCGGATCGAGGGCTCGATCGACGGCACCAACTATTCGACGCTGACGGACCCGCAGGGCAACAGCCTCGACGTCGGCTCGACCAAGATCGAGGCCGTGACCGAGCTGGTCCGCTTCATCCGCCCGCGCATCACGGCCGGTGACGGGACGACGTCCCTTGTGGCGACGCTGCTGGTCCGGGGGACGCTGCGATGAGCAAGAGTTCGGCTGAACTGTTCAAGGCGTCGGACGACGTCGCGACCTTCCTGCGCCAGCTTCGCGGGCTGCTCGAGGTCGGCGAGATCCTGCGCGACCATGCCTCGCTGCTTCAGGCGGCGGACGAGGCGACGCGCGCGCACGCCGACGCGATCGCCCAGCGCGACGCCATGCTGGCCGAGATGTCGATCGCAAAGGCAAGCCTGGAGGCCGTGAAGGCGCAGGCGCATGCGATTGCCGAGAAAGCCAAGGCGGCAGCGGCGGGCGTCATGGAAAAGGCCGAGACCGCGGCGCGCGAGACGATGGATCGGGCGAAGGAGGCCGAGCGCAAGATGCTGGCCGACGCCGCCGACAAGGTCGGGGCCGCGCAGGCGATGTTCGAGGACGCGGCCGACGCGCGGCTCAATGCGATGCGCGAGGTCGACACGCTCGAGCAGCGCAAGCGCGTGCTGACCGACGAGCTGGCCGCCATCCGCGCGAAACTCATGTGAAGGGGTAGTGGATCATGTCCAAGGGCAACACGTTCGAGAACGATTTGGTGAAGCTGATCTTCAACGGCACCGCGATCGGCAACATCGCCGACAACGCGGCGACCTCGCCGCTGACCAACCTCTATTTGTCCCTGCATACGGCGGACCCCGGCGAGGCCGGCGACCAGACGACGAGCGAGGCGACGTACACGTCCTACGCGCGCGTCGCCGTGGCGCGCACAAGCGGCGGGTTCACGATCAGCACCAACCAGGTGACGCTGGCCGCGAACACCGACTTCCCGGCGGCGACGGGCGGCACCAACACGATCACGCATTTCGGCATCGGCACGGCGGCCTCGGGCGCCGGCAAGCTGCTCTACAAGGGCGCGCTCTCGCCCTCGATCAGCGTGTCGACCGGCGTGACGCCGCGGATCAACAGCGGCGTGATCGTGACCGAGGATTGAGCCGGTGGCGGACAACGTCGCAATAACGACTGGCGCAGGCCCCGATAAAAGCGCCACGGACGATATTTCGGGCGTTCACTACCAGCGCGTCAAGCTCGCGCTGGGGGCGGACGGCGTCTGGGACGGCGACGTCAGCGCAAGCAACCCGCTGCCGATCAAGGTGGTGACCCAGGCGAAGACCTCGGCCCCCGCCTCAAACGACGACGGCGTTGTCGTGCGCCAAGCGCCGCTTTTGACATGGGCAGTGTCGTTTTCCGAAGTCGGGTCGTCTCTGCTTTCCAGTAGCCTGACTCAGCGCCGGCTTGGCACCGGAATGGGCGTCTCGCAGAGCGGGGGTAACCTTGTCGTCACGACGGGCACGACGGCCAATTCGGAGTTCCTTGCGCGGAGCACGGAGACCTTCCGTGGCGCGTTCATCAAGCGCGCAAAGACGATTTTGTCGCAGCGCATAGCGAACAATAACTTTGCCGTGATGCTGGCAGATCTGATCGGCGAAGGACTGTCCTGCACGATCAACAGCGCCACAAGCATCCGTGTCACGAAAACGGCGCACGGGTTTACGGCCGACAACATCGGCCAGTCGATGATGGTCGGCGCCATCAACGGCGCAGCCGGCGCGCCGGGCCGATACGCGATCTCCGGCGTTCCTGACGCGAACAACATCGACTTCACAGTGTCAGGCTGGCCGGCGAGCGGGTCTTGCACCGTCGATTTGTTCGGCTGGAACTACATCTGGACGAACTACAGCGGCGCGACGGCCACGCAGACCGGCGTGGACAGTCAGCGCAGGGGCTGGAACAGCGGCAACACGACCGCAACGATCAACACGACGGCGTCGCCCGGTCACGTCATGCAGACAGCGGTGCAGGGCAGGAACATCGCGTGGAGCGACATGCTGGTTGCGTCGGCGACCGCGCCCACGGTGACAACGCGCGCGAGCAGGTTTGAGAACATCCCCGACCCGGACGTCGACTTGTACCTTTACCTGTGGTCGTGGAACGGTACGAGCGCCCCGGCCAGCACGACAACGTGGACGGTAGGCTTCGTCGCCGTCGAAGACGCTGTCGACGTTCCGGTCTACTTGGCCGGCGTGCGGCCCAGCGGCTTGGCCAACCCTATTCCGGTCGTCCAAGCCGCGGCTGGGCCGTCGCAGCCGGTTTCGTTCACGCAACCTGCGCTCGTCGCAGGCACGGCGGCAATTGGTGACGTCGGGCAGCAGTACCGGGCCAACGCCACGGGCGCGGCAAGCGGCACGCACATCGTCAGCGCCGCGACCACCAACGCGACGGTGGTCAAGGCGTCCGCAGGGCGCGTCCTCGGGTGGCATTTGGCGAACACCACGGCGTCGTGGCGGTACGCCAAACTCCACAACCAGACGACGACGCCGACCGCGGGCAGCGGCGTGGTACGGACGATCGGCATCCCGCCCAACGGAGTGGCGGATTTCGCGCTCGAGGGCGGCATCGCGTTCTCGACGGGTATCGGTCTCACCATTGTGACGGGGTCGGCGGACGCCGACGCGACCGCAGTCGCAGCCGGCGATGTCGTCGGCGACCTGTTCTTCGCGTGACGACGCCCATGCCGCTCCTTCGCATGCTCCGCGCGGTAGAGATCGATGCGGTCCTCTACGCGCAGGACCAGGTCGTGCTCGTCGAGCCGCCGCGCAGCGACGACGTGCTCGAGCAGTCGCACGGCCAGGCCGTGCCCACGGCGCCGTGCTGGGTCGAGCACGCCTGCCGCCTAGCAACCGAGTTCGGCGGCGAGCCGCCGTGGCTCGGCTGCGTGGCCGCGTGACTGAAGGAGAAAGCGGATGCCAGAAGTCAGGTTTACGACGCCGACAACCCGTAGTTCAAACGTCCTCGGGACCGTTGCCAACTCTCTGGCTAACAACACCGAGAGCGCGACGATCACGATCGACAACTCGGCCGACAGGTTCCCGTACATCCTCGTCACGCTCAAGCTGGGCTCGATCACGCCAACGGCAGGCGGCAGTGTTTCGCTGCGGGTGACCTTCAACGACGGGACGGACACAGGCGACAAGGTCGGCGGCGAAGTCTACACCATACCGTTGACGAGCGGGGCCAGCGCAAAGGTCAACGTGCTGCGGTTTGCGGTGCCAGGCGTGTCGCTGCGGTTAAGCCTGATCAACAACGCAGGCGTAACGCTGGCTGCGTCTGGGAACGAGCTCTACTACAGGTTCTTCAGCGAAGCGTTTGTGTAATGCCGAAAGGCACAACACCGCTTGAGGAAGCCGCGATCCAAGATCGGCTTTGGACACCCGCCCTTTTGTCTCCAGCCGTGTGGTTTGACTTTTCCGCTGGCCTCTTCGACCAGAGCGCCAATCGCCGCGCTGTAACTGTGGTGGGCTCCCCGCCGCTGAGTTCCGTTCTGTACAACGGGCGCCCCGGTCGCGTGTTCACAAAGGACAACGCCTATCTCCGCACAACCCTCAACATGATGAATAAAGAATGGTCCGCCGTTTACGCTTTTGTCAGAGTGGCGGCAAACCACGAATACGTCGTTTTCGGCTCTGGCGGCTTTGGCTCGGCAACAAACGACGCGCTTTGGTCTGGCATAAGAAACGCCGGGAACACAATCATGTTTTCGCAATGGCTCAACGACTTTGACCCGACAAACGTCCCGCCGTTTGAAGCTCACAAGCCCACCATAGTTACTGGATCAAGGCGACGCACAGGAAGCTTCGTAAAGACAAACGGGGGCTCTCTGCAAACCAAATCAGAAGGCACGCTTCCGACCGGCGGTAGTTCAGAAACGCAAATCGGCAGCGCCCAGCTTTCCAACAGTTCTGCGCCGTTCACTATCTGTGAAATACTGCTTTTCACGACAGGGATCAGCGACCAAGAGATGGCGCTGCTTGAGGGCTACCTTGGACACAAATGGGGTGTCCGACTGGCCGGTGACAATCCGTTCGTGAACCGCCCGCCGGTTATCGGCGACTGACATGCTGCGCGTTCGCGTCCCTAATGCGCTGATGCTGGATGTGCCGGCGGGCACAGCCTATGCACGCGCAGAAGGCGTTGCGACAGTATCCGCGCAAACATCACTGACGGCAGGCGCCGCCGCAACCGGCGCGGCCGGCGTTTCTGTTGTTACGGCGCGTGGATCTCGAGTCGGGACGTATGAAACCGCCGAAATCCAAGCCCAAACGCTGCTGTTTGGCCAGTTCCTGCGCCTGCCCGCGGGCTCGGCCAACGTCGTCGCAGCGCAAGGCGTCGCGACCGTGTCGGCCGTCGGCGCGACGGGCGGCACCATTTCGTCGGCAACTGCCACGGCAGCCGCAGGCGCAGCCACGGTCTCGGCTGTCGGCGCATCCCGCGCTGCGGCCACGGCGACGGCGGCGGACGGTGTCGCGACCGTGTCGGGCGTCGGCGCGGTAGGCGGTAGCGTCTCCTCCTCGAGCCCGGTTGCGGCGGACGGCGTTGCTGCGGTTTCTGCGGTTGGCGCGGCACGATCGGCTGCGGCGGGCGCGTCTGACGGCGCCGCGACGGTATCCGCGGCTGCGGCCTCTCGCGCGGCGGCGACGGCGACGTCTGCGGACGGCGTTGCTGCGGTATCCGCTGTCGGCGCGGTCGGGGGCAGCATCCAGAGCGGCGCACCGGTCGCGGCGGCTGGTTCGTCTACGGCCTCGGGCATCGGCGCCGCGCGCATGGCGGCGACTGCGACGTCGTCGGACGGTCTGGCGACGGTCTCGGCTACCAGCGCGGCGCGTGCCGCAGCGTCCGGCGTCGCGGCCGGCGTTGCCACGGTCTCAGCGGCCGGCGCATCCCGCGCTGCTGCCACGGTTACGGCGGCGGATGGCGTCGCCACCGTCTCGGGTTCCGGCGCGACAGGCGGCAACGTGCAGGGCGGCACGCCGGCGGCGGCGGCTGGCTCCTCGGCGGTCTCTGCGGTTGGT